AGGCGTCTGAGTCGCCGTGGCCGCGCGCGCTCCATGCTTCCTTGATGATGTTGACCTTGTCTGCGCCGTGCTGCTGGGACAAGACGTTCAAGTACTCATTGTCCCAAGTGCCTTCGGCGGTAGCGTTCCATGCATCACCAAAGCTCTTGCCGCGCACACCATCTCGAGCCCACTCGGCCACCTGAACGGTAGCCCGGCCAGCCTGCTGCCCCTGCTCCCAAGCCCAAGTGAGACCGGCAATCGCCGTAGAGCCAAGCCACCCAGCGACATCCTGGCCGCGCTGCACAATCCACGGCTTGTTCTGATAGTTGATCTCGTCCTGAACCTGCTGCTTTTGGATACGGCCAAGGTTCTCCGTCACCAAGTCAGCAACAAGGGCACGCTGCGTTTCAGGAACAGAAAACAGAATCTGTTTCGCACGCCAATCAACAGGCTCGTTCAGAATCTTCAGGGCCGTGTCATTGGCAAGGGTAAAGTTTGTGAGCGTAGCGACCTCAGACGGGGAAAGGCCAGTGGCCTGCGCTTGAGCGCCTAGGGTTGGGTAGTTCTCCATCAACCAACGAGCCCGGTCGTCGGGATTCGTCCAGGAGCCACCAAAGTCGGCAATGTCCGTCTCGGCTGAGAAATACACATCCATCAACGCTTGACGGGCAGCCTGGTCTTGCGCGGCAAGGAAAGTTGCCGTGCGCGTCGGATTCTTCAAGAACTCTGGGCGAGCATCCTCTGGGACGGGAGCAGCCTGGTCCTGATACCCCTCAGTCTGGCGCAGTTCGGCGTCAGTTTGACCCGTGACCCAGGACAGGATTCCCGTGTCCGATCCTGCCCTACCCGCATCAGTCTGATTCCGGTTAGCAGCATCAATAGCGTCTTGCCCGAGGGCTTGCTGCTCCGCATCACCAACAACGTCGCTAGCCTTTTTTACGCCGTTTTTAGTGAGGTACAGCTCGCCACGAGCAAGAGCCTCTAGGTACTGAGTGACGCTTGCCACGGCACCAGCGCCATAGGTTGCAGCCATCGCCTGGTCAGGCGTCATCCGGCTCCACTCGTCAGCCCAGAAAGCTGACTGCCCAGTGGTGATGCCCACTGAGGCACCCGCTCCAGTGTACTGAGCCATGAAGGCGTCGTAACCCATTGAAGCTGGCGTGTATGTAGGTGCGCCATTCCAGGCACCACCGCTGGCTACAGAGCCGGACCAGCCACCCGTATTGCCTGCAATGATCCGATTGCGATCTGCGGTCCTAGACGATAATGCTGCCTGTGAGGCATTGGCTGTCTCAACAAGGCGACGGTAATTGAACTCCTTTGCCATTTACAGGCCCAATCGCATGGCGAGAGCCAGCAACTGCTCAGACTCTGAAGTGACCCCAAGCCGATTAATGATAGAAGCAACCGTGGACTGCTGAATTTGTACCTGCGGCCCAGGTCCAGGGCCAAATGGGGCACCAGCGGTAATCGGCTCATCCGGTCGCTCAGACGGAGCGAACATTGGAGTGACGCTCTGTTGTGGCGCAGGAGCGGCACGACCACCGGAACGCGCTCGAGGGGCAGTAGGGGCCTTGGACATCGGCGCAGAAGACTGCAACTCAACCATCTCCTGGCCCTCACCGTACTGACCACCGGACATGTACTTCACGCCCTGACCATCCGTGCGCTTTGACAGCGCACCCGGTCCCGAAACAGGAGCAGGGTTACTTGGAACGCGGCTGCCGCCGTGGCCGTTTGCCATCTGTCTCCTTAGTCTCAGGTAGCGAACCGATCCCCTTCAGGAGATCCTCCGCAAATTCTTCCCGGTCCTGCTTCACCCATTCATGCGCTGACTGACCCGTCGCGAGAAGGGCTAACTGTTGGAAGTGCTGCGCTGAAGCGGCAGCCATCTGTGCCGCGAACATCATGGATGCTGCGACAGTGTCAGAGTTGAACCAGGGCGTGGGTCCAACAACGACTCCCGCATCATCATCAATGATTTCGAAATCGTCATCGTCGTCCACGCCCCGGTCCCTCCTTCTACCACTTGACCTTGTTGGCCCAATATGCGGCGCTCATCTTGCCCTTGGCAATGTTCTGCGCGTGCCGAGCCTTGAACGACGCTTGACGCTTCGTAGGCTTTTTGTCACCCGTCACACCCTGCTGACCAAAACGAATCGTCTTGACTTTGTCGCCCTCCTTAGCCACAACAACGTGTGACTTGGTTGGGTGGCTGGGTGTGCGCTTCGGCTTGTTGTAGCCAGAAACACCGGCAGACTTTAGGCGCGGATCAGGTTTACTTGCCACGCTTCCTCCGAACAGCGGCGTTGTCCACCAAATTGGGGTAGGGCCGACCCGCCTTCTTCGCCCGTGCCTTGGCTGCGGTCTTCTGGGATGCAGTCAAGGGTGTGGACTTCTTCTTCGGGTTCGGCTTATCCCAGAACTGCTTCTTCGCAGCCATCAGCTCTTAGGGGCGCTCTTGTTCACGACCTTGCCGTACTCCATGATCTGCTCAATCTGGGATTCGGTGCGCTCGTGCTGAGGCTCATTGTTTGGCATCTTCTTGCCGCCGTAGCCCTTCTGCTTAGCTTGGCAGCCACACCAGTTACACATGCCTACTTCTTCTTTCGCGGAACAGACCGCTTCCGACCCTCAGCGCCAGCCTTCTTAACTGCCGACTTTGTTGCAGGGCGAGCACTCTTATCCTCGTAACGTCCGTACGGTGCAGGCTTGCGTGCGTTTGAGTTGTAGTCTCGATTGGCCTTACTAACCTGCTTAGCCGTTTTCTTCGGGTGCGCGGCCCCGCCGCTGCCTGTGCTTCCTGACTTTGCACGCATTACTTAGTCCCCTTCCCGGAACCCTTGTAGCCCTTCGGGCTCTGAGCCACAGCATGCTGCTGCCAGTTGCCATTAGACGGGCCATACTGATGAGGCAGAGCATTGGTGTTTGACGCGGAAGATTCCCACGCATTCACCGGCTGCACATGCGCGGCAGCCTTACCACCCTGGTTTGCAGGCTTCTTCGGAGCCGCAGCAGGAACAGCCATAATCATTTCTCCTATGCAGTAGGTACGCGGCGAGATACAGAAGCCGCAAGGTTCGGCTCACCACGTTGAGTGAGGCCGGCGAGCAGAACATTCAAATCAGGACGGCCACCGGGAGGAAGCCCAGCCTGACCGGGAGCCACACCACGGGCACGACCAAACGAGTCAATGCCCTCCAGGCTTTCACCACCTGGCATGGGAGGCTCACCGGGAGCGCCTGGGACCGGGGCAGCGCCTGCATCCAGTTGCTCAACCATGCCAGGTGGCGGCTCAGGGGGAGCAAACGCTTCAGAGATCACTTCCTCAATCGGCTTACCCTTCTGCCGACCGTCAATGATCATCGCGAGTCGGGACAGAATCTCCCCAGGGTCCTGACCGTTCTGGGCAAGAACAGGGATCGCCTGTGCGTACCCAGCAACAGCCTGGCGCAGAGCCTGACGCATATCCTCAATGTCCAACTTCTGCTCTTCTTCGGTCGCGTTCAGCGAGAAAGGCAGTTGCCGGCGCAGCCAGTCCTGCGAAATGAGACGGTCACCACGGGCCTGCAACCCAAACACCAGCGCACGGTTAGGGTCCAGACCCGCCATGAGTCCGTACTGCACATCGACCGAGTAATCCCCACGGATATCTTTCTCGGGCGAGTACGAAACCTCATACGGTGTTCCGTTATCGTTACCGCGAATGGTTTTGCGGAACGACGGCCACAGCTTCTCCTCCACCTCAAAGCAGAGTGAGAGCAAATCTGTGTACGCCTCGGCGAACATGGCGTGTGCGGTACGCACCTGGGTGTCAAACCCTGACATGAGGGCTTGCACACCGCGACCTGTCACGATGGAGGCGTCAGTGTTGCCACCACGAACCTCAGGGTAACGGGAACCCTGGCGCAGTTCGTTATCAAGAACGCCCTGCTCCTGGAACGCGGCAGCAGGAACATCAAGGGGGATCCTGCGGATCTTCTCCGGTGTCGTGGACCGCAGTACCGCGTCAGAACCCAGGGACAGTTCCTGCACATCCTGCGGCAACGCAATCGGCGCTTGTACGGACTTTTGTGCCGCTTCCATCGCCAGCAGGGCGAAACGTGACTTCGCCACCTGTACAGCGATCACATCATCGAACTGTCCACGCGGGTCATCGTCCAGGCCGGGACGCTGCACCAGGCGAGCAAGGCACTTGCCAACCGGGTTCGCGGTACGGATCAACTCCACGCCACCGTCACCGGGCAGGAACAACAGGTCCATGTCGGCGTCGTGGTAGCGCACCACATCAATCTGCGTCGCTGAACCGGGAACCTGCGCCATGATGACGCCTTCCAGTTCTGGGAACTTCGCAATCAGATCATCAACGTGGTACGTGATCGTCTGGAACAGTGCCTTGATCTGGTCCTTGCGGTCCCGCAGCACATACGTGCCCATCGAGTCCAGCCACTTGATGCGTGGCATCTTCTCGTCGTAGTCGATCTCAATGATCGCCGGTACGAAGCCGTAGGTGACGAACTTGTCGGCAGCCCCGTAGGACTGCTTCTGCAAGTGCGAGTACGTCACGTAGTTGTTCGCAATACGGGTGCGCTTCTCCGCGAACTTCCGTGCCGCGTCGGACACCATTGAAGAAGACGAGCAGTTCACGCTCGGTAGGGGAGCGATCACCTCAGCAAGGTCACGCGCTGCCACATCCACCATGTTCGCCACAATGGGGCGAGTGAACGGCCCCTCCTCGGGGAACAAGCCGGGGAACACATAGTCCATGTGCCCGTTGCGAACCAGCTTAATCTCACGCATCCGCTGGTCACGCTCATTGTTCTGCATACGCAGACGGGTATAGAGGCCAGCAACCTCAGTCGTACTCGGCACTGAACCTCCTACAGGGTTACGAACATACGGTCACGTTCAGCATCATTTAGATTCACTGTCGCTCGCGTCGAACGGTCATACCGTGTCGCGAACTGGTTATTGACATGGGAGCGGGAGAAGTTCGTCATTGCTGCGACACGGTCGCGGCACGCTAGTTCGGCGAACCACAGCGCCATCACAACGTCCGTCTTTTGCGTCTTCGGGGCGGCAGGATGCCAAATGAGCAACTGCTCCACCATCGCCTTCGCGGCTTCGCTGATCGCGGTGGACGGCAACTCAATCAATTGCCGTTTATCTTCCCAACCAGCCCACAGCGTGGTCATGGAGGCAACACCGAAATCCACATCATGCTTATTGCTGCCCGTGAAATGCTCCCGCAAGATAGATCCCTGCGACGCAAGGAACTCCCTGACTTCCCGATCCTGGGTCAGCATGGACTGGAAGGCGTTCTTCTCCACGCGCCACTCAACGATTCCGTATTTCGTTGTCCATTCGCGGATCATGTTGCGGATCTGGTCTGGGGTCATCGCCGGCTTGTTCCATACGTCCAGCACGTACCGCTTCTGAGTCGCCGGATCGAGCCCAATCACGACTGAAGCGGTATGTCCTGCCATCGCAGGGTCCAGGCCAGCTACACATATGAGCCCATCCATCCCGTCAGGGCGGCAATTCACCATGCCCCTGGGCATCAGCCCGGTCATGCGGTTGCCATTTACCGATGCACGCAACGCTTCAGCGGAGAAGATGCCCTCGTCAGCCACCTGCTGCTGCTGATACACCAACGCCCACGCCCTGGGCGACATGCGTGCCCTCTTCTTCGCCAGACGCTGCCCATCCCACTTCGGGAACAAACCATCGGCGTCCGGTTCGGCGTTCTTCACGCCAGGTTCAGGCTGATTGGACTTCGGCCACAGCGTCTCCCAGTCCTGAACGTCCTCCGACGCCTCCAGGATCGCCGGCATCGCCAGATACGACCAGGGGGACACCTCATCGGGGTAGCGGGACTCGTCCCGCAGTTCCGAATACAGATCTTTCGCCGCCAATCGGGTGCCCACCACCAGCAAAGCACCCGATGCGGAGATACGGGAGATCACCTCGGACTGCAACCAGTTGATCTGCTTCTCGTACTCGTGGGCGTTCGTCAGGTCAACGCAGTCATCCATGATGACGAGGTCGGCACGTGCACCAAACACGTGACCCCTGATGCCCAACGCTTGGACGGTCGGGTCTTTCTCCCCAGAATCCCTCGCGTCATCGGACACGTAGATCATGTTCTGGTTCCACGATTCTGAATTCGCACTGAACCCGCCCACCGGGGCATAGTTCGCGATCATCTCGGCATACTTCGGATGCGTCAGGCGGGTCTTGACGGCATACAGCATCTTCTTCGCCATATCCATCGTCTTGGACACCAGGATGATCCGAACATTCGGATCCATCGCAATCCGGTAGGTCACATAGTTGATCGTGATGCTTGTCGTCTTCGCATGCTCGGGGGGCATGTTCACGATGAGCAGATCCGGCTCCCCAGCCTCATACGTCATCGACGGGTGCTTCCACGACGGGCCGTTGCCCTCGATCAGATCCACCACGTTCTGCATGTGCGGGAACACATGGGCATCCAGGTACCGCTCAGAGAACTCCGAGAACGACAACTGCTCACCCTGAATATGGGCGGCCCCCGACCGCATCGCCTTAATCCGGTCAGCGTCCATAACGAACTGTTGATCCTGACGCCGCCACAGCTCATACGTGGCGCGGGAGCGCCCCGCCAACTGCAACGCATCATTAATCGTGCGGCCTTCAGAATAGAACTCTAGGAACCGCTTCTTCGCCTCCGCAGGAGTGTCATTGTGCTTGCGGCCTTTAGGCACAGCCATGTAGCACACCTCACCGGGATATATGGGCAGACCCTTCAGGGGACATCAGAAGGGTAAGGGAGTTATCCACAGCCTGTGGACAACGGCACCTATATTGTCAACGGTGAAGGTCATGGCTCGAACAGAGCCAGGACATAGCTCACCCTAAAGATCTCTATCTGTATCTGTACTGTGCGGCCCCAAGGGCCGCTCTATACAGGTCTACAGCGGCGGCCCTTGAGGCCGCCTTTAGAAATAGGTTCTATATATATATTCCGTGTTCAGCAGCATGTAGGTGGACACCTGAAAAGCAAATATTTACACAAATGTGATGCAACTCACACTAAAAAACAGACATATAGGGTCAAACTGTACAGACACAGGTGGGGTCAAGTTGGTGCAAATATGCAACCAGTCAGGCCAAGACCACAGCATCAGACAGGTCAACCTAGCAAATTATGCACAGAAGTAGAAGAGGATTATTTATATATATAACATGTTGATGTTTTAAAACCCTGGGGTCAAGCTACTGTCTGTGCCGGCAGATTAGGGTCACCTAACCTAGTCACCTATAAGTCAGACAGTCACCATAGTCCCCCCCTGGTCTATGGGGGAGGGGATCCCCCGACCCTGTGTGTATTACATAGGGCAGGGCATACCCAATCTATAGGGGGAGACTATGCATCTGCCGCTCACCATAGCCTGTACCTATCATGGTCTGACCTGTGTCTGACCTGTGTCTGTCGGGCCGATTGCCTGGCCAGTACTGGCCCGGTCTGTGGGGGAGCTGTGACCT